AAACAGTAAAAACCCCTAAAGGAGAAGTCCCAGTAAAACTCTTAAAAGCAAATTTATTAGGCAAAGCCAAGAAAATAACCTGTAAGCAACATTCTACTATAATCACCAGTAATAAAGACATTAAAACTTGGATAACCACACTAAAAACCCGCAAAGAACTAGCCGAAAACAAATGGGAGATAGACCAATTCAATGAAAGAATAGCCAAACTAACTAATGGCATAGCAGTAATTAAAGTAGGAGCAAGTAGTGAAGATGAAGTTAAATATCTTAAATTGAAAATAGAAGATGGTGTAAATGAAACTAAGAGAGCCTTAGAAGAAGGCATTGTAATGGGGGGTAATGTAGCGTTTATTCACGCAGTAGATAATTCATTAGTTCCTGTTGGCAATTTGGACGAAAAAGAGCTAGGATACATAATAGTAGCTAATGCAATACAAGCTCCATTTAGACAAATTGTGCAAAACTCCAATGGTTCGCCTGATGTTGTAGTAGATAAAATAAGAGAAAGTAAAGACTTGACGAGAGGCTATAACTCATTAGATAATACAGTAGTAGAGAATATGTATAAATTAGGTATTATAGACGCAGTGAAAGTGGTAAAAACTGTGCTACAATACGCAGTAAGTGAGGCAGGAATATTTTTAAGTATAGGAGGAGATATTAGCGAAGAAGTAATTGAAACTAAGTAATGGAAGAAAATGTTGCTAACAACACTGAAACAACGAAATTAGGCGGTATAACAGGTAAAGGATTTATGCCTGGTCAAAGTGGTAATCCTAGTGGTAGGCCAAAAGATACTTTAAAGGCATTTATAGCAAGAGAATTAAGGGAAATGTCTGATGACGAAAAGCGAGCATGGCTTAAAACCCACAAAATAGCTGGACTAGACCAATGGAAAATGGGAGAAGGAAATCCCTCTACTAATATGGAAATAGATGCAACCATATCCGGCCCAAGTATAATAAGATTAAATGAATGAAGAAGTTAAATGGAGCGAGATATGTAAATTCTTCCCCAAGCAACAGGAAGCTCTTAACGTAACAAAGAACCATAAATTTACTTTATTCGGTGGTAGTGTAGGTAGCGGTAAATCTTATTGGATTAGGTGGACCGCAGTTTGGTGGTTGATGGAGTATTACGCTAAATATGGACTTAAAGGAGTTAGAGCTGGAATATTCTGCGAAGATTATCCAAGTCTTAATGATAGACATTTATCAAAAATTAAGTTTGAATTTCCTGCGTGGTTAGGAAAGTTTAACGAGGCCAAGCATGAATTTACATTAGCACCTAAATGGGGGTCGGGTATAATAGCTTTTAGAAACCTAGATGACCCTGCTAAATATCTATCAGTTGAATTTGCCCTTATTGGAATAGATGAAATAAATAGAAACCCTAAAACAACATTTGATATGTTGCGTAGTAGACATCGTTGGCCTGGGATTAAAGATGTGAAGTTTATAGCAGGCTGTAATCCATTAGGTGAGGCGTGGGTAAAAAATATGTGGGTTAAAAGGATATTTAGTCCTGATGAGAAAGAGCAATATGAGTTTGTATTTGTGCCAGCTCTACCCACGGATAATCCACACTTACCAGTAGAGTATTACAAATCATTAGAGAGTTTGCCGGAGAATCAGCGTAGGGCGTATTTAGAAGGTAATTGGGATGCTTTTGATGAGGGCATGGATGAGAAAGGTTATATTCGTTTGGTAAATGATAGGGAACTCCAGTCGTTTTTTGTTTCAAGTGCAGACCATTCAGGATATAAAATACTAGGAGTTGACCCCGCGGCAGGTGGGGATAACTCAGCTATTGTTTTAAAGTCCGGCAACTTACAAGAGATAGTATTCAACCAGAAACTCCAAAACACAATGGACTTAGTAGGTAAGATAATGGAACTTTATCGGGATACTTACTCTGACTTTATTGTGGTAGACAAAACAGGTATAGGGCAAGGCGTATATGATAGATTAAAAGAAATGAATTATCCTGTGAGAGGCGTGTCCTTCGGAGAAAAGAGTGACGACGATCAGTTTGGCAATTTAAAAGCAGAATGGCATTGGCGGGAGCGCAAATGGCTTCTATCCGGTGGACGATTATTGCATAACTTTGGCTGGAATGAGTTTGAAATAGTAAAGTACAAGAACAAGGACGGCAAAATAATCATCCAACCTAAGGAAGATTTGTTTAGAGAAGGCATAGCGAGTCCAAATTGTGTGGATGCCGCGGTGCTAACAATGTGCATAGAAGATAAGACTATTAAAAACCAAAAGTTTATCAAACAGAATAGAGGCAGAGGTTTCTATGATGCAATGAAGGATGTCTGGGAAGGCGAACCCCGTAGTTTTGACAGATTCTAGGGTTATCCACACCGCTATTTGCACTTGACAAGTTTTATAATAAGTGAATGGATAAAACTACTTTTGAATTAACGCAGAAGGAAGATGTGGATTTTGGCGAGCATAAATGGTATGGCAAAGAAGACCAAACTGAAGATAAGTCTATTCACGACAAGGGCAAAGGCGAACCTGTTTTAATACGTTTATTTGAGTATAGGTTTCCGCCAACCCTAGAAGTTCTGCCTACTAAAGAGCAGATTTTAACTCCGGAATACATTAAACAAATAAAAGTCCAATTATGGGGCGATGGGCTTCGCTTGATTATGGAACCACGAGTATTTATAGATAAAGAGAGTTGCAAGGTGTTCGCTCCTTGCCAAGCAACCACTAATAATAGTTTCCCGGAAACACCTAAATTATTACAAGAATGGATGTAGAACAATTAGCAAGCAAATATGAGGAGTCCTTTCAGTTCTTGCAGTCTCGTAAAAAGAGACAAGCCAATCAGCTTAAACTTTTAGTAAATTTACAGAAGGGCGACCAGAATATCGCCTCTACTCTACTTCTTACATTATTTAACCGCGCCCTCTCGTCTCTCTATGACGATAAGTTGCAGATTAAATTCTTGCCTAGTCAAGGCATCAATCAAGACCAAATCAATGCTTATAATATGCTGGCTCAATCGGATTATTTGGAGATGGGTAAGGCGAAGTTAGATTACGATTGGTGCTGGGATACTTTGTTTTATGGGCGAGGATACATGGAGACATTAAAGTTCAACAAGGAGAGAAAGATTATGGAACCCCATGTAATCAATCCCCTAGTCTTCGGCTATGACCCTATCGTCAGCGAACCCCAAGAATGGAGATACTACTGGAAGTGGATTACCAAGAACAAGTGGGAGATACAAAAGTTAATTAAGAGTGGAAAAATCACCGGGGTTACAAAGGCGGAAGAAATACCTAGCGGAGTGGATGAATATTTATGGGAATATAAAGTTATTATAGACCAAGCCAGAGATGGCGTAGCTCCCTCACCTAACCCTGGCTCCCAAGATGTGTTTCAAATCTTAGAGTTCTTTTCTTATAACGATGAGGGCGAAAAGTGCGTTTATTGGTTTGATAAGAACTTTAGCATGGAATTGATGAAGGAAGAGTTGGATGAAGATGAGTGGCCTATCGTGGTCAAAGAGAGTTATCGCCAACCCCACTCTTCTATTCCATTTTCAATTGCTGACCTCTTAGATGATAAGCACCGAGCCAAATCAGTTCTACTTAACTTGGCTTTCATAGCCGCCAAAGATGAAGCCAATCCTGTTTATTGGTATAACGAAAACGTGACTGATGTTACGGCTTTTATGTCCCGGCAAATCAACCAGCACATTTCTCTTGATGCCGGTAAGACAGGCGATGAGTCAGTCGGCCCAATAAACAAAGCCAGCTCAATGTCGCCTGAACTCATTAACTTCATAAGGGTTCTTGAAAGCGAAGCAGAAGACCCAGTAGGGGCAGGTAGACCAATGCAACCCGAAGGAGGCGGAGGCAAGCAAACAGCAACCCAAGCGGCGTTAGACCAGCAGTTAAACGATATGTCTCAGTCTCTTTTGAGTAAAGTTCTGCAATTCGGAGAGTCAGAATTCTGGTCGCATTGGTTTCATAGATACGCAAAACATGGCGAAGCCCTAGGTTCTAAGATGGCTAACATTGTCGGAGTCAAGGGCGTAGACTCAACAGAAATAGATTTGTCGGTTTTCCACACCCAGTATCCGCCAGGTATTTTAGTATACTCTGCTAAAGAGGCGGAATATAAGGAATTAGTTTTACGCCGAGACCTCATGCAACTTTATCCCGCCTTAGTGCAAACCCTTGACCCGGATGGGATTCGTAATTTTAATAAGCACGTGTTCTTTCCAAAGTTTCTACAAGACCCAAGTTTAATAGATGTGATGCTTCCTAAGACTATTGATGAAATTAGAGCCGAGGAAGAGAACCAGCAACTAAAAACTGATTTTCTACCTCAAGCCGCGCCAACTGACAATCACACTACCCATATTTACACCCATTATATGGTTCAACCAAAAACTTGGGCGACATGGCTACACATAATGGAACACGAGGAAATGTTAGCCGAACAAAAAGCCCAAGAGCAGGAAATGATGCAACAAGAAATGCAAGGTTCAAGTTTAGGAGGTAAAGGAAAAATTGGAGCCGAGAAGTCGTCGCCCTTAGCCCAAGCCAGTCCACTCAAGACTGAATTAAAAAATAAATTATGAAAAAAAAAGTAAAAAAGGAAGAAAGTGTTAAGCCAGTAAAAGTTGAAACAACTGGCACAGATGGTGAAGCAACTGGGACTGCCTTTGTGGCAAAAGTTAAAATTAATAAGTTAAGCGTAGGTTTTCCAAACGAAGACATGAATCAAGTGGTCGCAAAACTAAACGAAGTAATAGATAAATTAAATGATTAATCCATACCCAAATCTTCCTTATGAAAAAGGCGGCACAGCCATGCAAAACTACGGCACCCACGCCTCGGTTAAAGCGGTGTACGCTTCGGAGAATGCGACTGCTTCTTCAGTCATAACGCTTACGCAAGACACCACAGTAATAGAGATAGCCCCCATAGCAGGCACGAGTTCGCTTGTGGCCGGAGCTGTCATGCGTTGGGTAACTTCAGTGGCGGGTTCTAATGCCAGCACTTCTGTAATTAGTGCCGCAGGCACAGCTAACTTTGACCATGTGATACCGATTAACACAGTGTTTAAATTCGCTGTCCCAATAGAACGCCAAGATACGAACGCTTTTGCCAGCGTGCAAGGGGCTAATAGAGCCAATGGTCTTTATAGAAGGGTCGCAATTAAATCAATAGGAACAGCAAGCGTGCTCCTAACAGAATATTAATGCATAAAGGACAAATGAATAAGATGATGAANGAATTTAA